TGATCGCTGGCGGTGCCGCGAAGCCAGAAAATCTAATTCATTTAATGGCTTCGCCAAGAGGTAAGGAAAAGCCGCGCAGCGCTAAATGGGGTCTGGGGCCTACGGCCCCAGCGGATCCAGGGCAGAGCCCTGGCCTTTCCTAACTATTTACTCGGCCTTGGGCTGCCTTGCGGGATCCGCGAGTTTGCGCGCTGTGCGTAGCAGGAAAGCTCGATCCTCCGCATCGCAATCGCGGTAGAGGCGCAGCATCGCGAGTTCGTCGCCGGTCATTCCGGACGGCGGGCGCTTGCCTTCGAGCAGGAATTCGACATTCGCGGCGAGTGCCGTCGCGATTCGGCTGATGTTGCCGCTCAGCTGGCCTGCCCGATCGGTTTCCCATTGGGCGACGGCGCTCCGGCTAACACCGCAGGCGGCGGCTAATTGCTCCTGTGTGAGGCCGCCGGCCATGCGGAGGGCACGGATGCGGGCGCCGACGGTTTCAGTTGGTGATTTGGTCATGGCGCGGGATAGCGCGATTATGGCTAACAGCGCTAGTTATTTATATTGACAACATGCCGTTAGTGCCGCTATCATAGAAGCTCAATCGCGAAGGCGAGGCACATGAGAGGCCAGGTTGTTTGGACGGCGGCACTCGACAACGACGTTCGGGCGCTGCGGACGGCAGGTCTGACATGGGATGCTGTGGCACGGGAGATGCGGCTGGGCCGCAACACCGTGCTGGAGCGAGGGCGACGTATCGGCGCTCGGCGGCCAAGGCTGCGCCGGGAGCCTGCAGCCGACGAAGCTGCTGATCGACCCGCCAAGCCTGCAGGCCATCCGGATACGTGGGGTTTGATCACCACGGGGACGGTGCTGGAAGGCGCGCCTTACCCGTTTCCGGTATTCTTATAAGGAGAACAAACGATGAACATAAGTGTGGCTGAGAGCGGTGCTTCGGCGCTGAAGTTTGACCCGAGCATAGTCGACGGTCCGTTTGTGATTTACCGCCTTGAGGAAGCCGGGGCCACGTTGTTGGCGTTGCCGGGGAGCGGTTATTCGCCGCGGCTGCGGATGGCGCATCTGGATGTGGTTCATACTGCGGCGGATGCTTACGGATGGGAGCCGGGGCGGATAAGACCCGCGACCCCCTCCGCCGAACGCATTTCCCGCATGGACGAGGCGCTGGGGTGGATCATCCTGATACCAAAAACGCGCCACGTGCTGAGGCGAATTGTCGGTGCGCGCAGTCTCGTCAGCCCGGTGACCGAGCGGCATCTGTTTTCGTGGCGGCGCCTCGGATCCGTGCTGGGTGCCGACCACAAGGCGGTACAGCGATGGCACGCGCAGGGAATTGACATGATAGTTGCCGCGGTCATCGCGATGCGCCGAAAGGACCGAATATGATCGCGGATCACGGCGCAGATGGCCGCTGGCAACGGCGTGTTAGCGTGGCGCGGCCGAGAGGGTGACGGCATAGCGGCAGCGCGGTGTCGTATATGAGCCGGTCACCTTCTCCCCGGTCAGGCTGCCGATAAAGGTTTGACGGTAGGGTGTGCGATCCATCCCGTTCGAAACGGCGGTCGCGCGTATCGTGCCATCGGCGGCCAGTGCGCCCTCGAGGGAGATGATTCCTTCTCGTGGCGTAAAGAGGACACGAGAATTGTTCAGGTTCAGCTCTGCCCGGCTTGGCGGATCGCATGTACCGGCTTGCGGCTGGAGGAGGCCGGCGAAGTGATCCGGCGGCCCGGCGGCACAAGCGGCGGCAAGGGCAGCGAAGCTAAGGCCGAGGGCCATAAATGCGCGACGCCTGGTCGGCGTATAGGATATAATGTCATTGAAGAGAATTTTTTCCTTGCCCATCTACCCCAACTTCCGCTATAACTTATCCAACGATGGCGGTTTGTGTGCAGGGGAGGCAAGCCAGGGACTGACCGTTCGGGCCAGGCCCTGCGCGACAGGTATTTCTCGGAGCGTTCTTGCGGGCCGACGATGATCGCCGGCGTGTCGGCGGTAGGCGGGCTGGCCGATGCTTGTGCGGCCGATGCCACGTGATGTGAGGCTGCACGCGATCCATGCCGCCTACGTCGGGAAGTGCTGGAAGACGGCGGCGAGCGATGCCAAGGCCGCCGCGCCGCATCTGCATTTGAAGGCGACACGCAGCGCGCCATCGAGATCGATCGGGTCGATGAGGGCGCGGAGCTTGTCGAAATGTGCCAGCTCGACCTGGCCCGGGCACGCAATGCGACACTCGATACGCGGGAGTTTGACGTCGTGGTCGCGGCACGTGATGGCGCTGCGGGGGCTGGCTCCAGCGAGGCATCAGCTAGCGATAATCCGGAAATTGGACGGGCTGGCGCAGGGTAGCACACCGCGGTTGATGCTGCTGCTGCCGCCTGGGTCTGCGAAAAGCACCTATGCGAGCCTGCTGTTCCCAGCATGGTGGATGGCCCGCAACCCGACTTGCGCCGTAATTGCGGCAAGCCATACGGCGAGCCTGGCCGAACATTTCGGGCGTGGCGTGCGCTTGCTGCTGGCGGAACATGCGGGGCTGCTGGATATATCCATGCGGCGCGACGCCCGCGCGGCCGGCCGGTTCATAACCGATCAAGGGGGCGAATACTTCGCGGTTGGGGTGCACGGCGCGGTCACCGGACGGCGCGCCGATCTGGCGCTGATCGATGACCCGGTGCGCTCGCTTGTCGAGGCGGAGACGCCGCGCGCGCGCGAACAGCTGTGGAACTGGTTTCGGTCGGAACTTGTTACGCGACTCAAGCCGAACGGCCGGATATTGCTGGTGATGACCCGTTGGCACCCTGACGATCTTGCGGGGCGGTTGATCGAACAGGGTGGGTGGTCCGTCTTGCAGCTACCAGCACTCGCCGAGGCGGACGACCCGTTGGGGCGATTACCAGGTGTGGCCCTATGGCCGGAATGGGAGAACCGCACGTCCCTGCTGGCAAAGCAGGCGGTGCTCGGCGAACGCACGTTTGCAGCACTGTTCCAACAGGCGCCGGTGCTTAGCACGGGGCAGATGTTCGAAACCGCATGTATTCACGTTGTTGATCATGCGCCTGTTGGAACGGCGGTGCGCGCGTGGGATCTGGCGGGGAGCAGCGATGCTTCCCGCAATCCCGATTGGACCGTGGGCCTGCGCCTGCTGCGCGACAACTCAGGACGGTTTGTGGTGGAGGATATTAGGCGTGTGCGCGCCGATCCTGCGGAGGTATCCCGTCTTATCCGGTCTACCGCTGAGGCGGATGGCCCCGCGGTGACCGTCGGTCTGCCGCAAGATCCGGGCCAAGCCGGAATGTTTCAGGTGGCGGCGCTGATTAGCCTGCTGGCAGGCTTCCGAGTAACGAGCAGCCCAGAGATCTGCTCCAAAATCGAACGGGCAAAACCGGTAGCGAGCCAGGTGCCCGTCGGGAACGTCAGCGTGGTACGGGCAAAATGGACGCGTGCGTTTCTTGACGAACTCGACCTGTTCCCGTCCGGCGAGAAGGACGACCAGGTCGATGCGTTGTCTCGCGCTTTCACGATGCTGAGCTCCCGGCCACAACCTGCTCGCTTCAAGGATGTGTCGGTATTCGCCCGCTAGGAGATCGGCTTGTTCGGAACGATCTGCGAGCTGATCCCCTGGGATCGCGACTATTCGGATCGCACCAGGCGGCTGGACTTGCTCCGCCGGGTGCTCGACGGCACGCTCTACGATGTTCTGCCCTATGAATTTCATCAGGAGCGCACCGCCGGCGACGAATATATTCCGTTGCGAAAGCGCCGGCCATCGGTGCGATATGGATTACCGCGAATCGTAGTAGAGGACAGCGTCGCGCTGTTGTTCAGTGAAGGCCATTTTCCGACTCTGGACTCAACGGATCGCGAGGTTCGCGCCGCGGTTTCCAGACTGGCCAAGACGAGCCGACTAAACGCGGTGATGACGGAGGCGGCGCTGCGCGGGAGCGTAGGCTCCGTTGCCGTTCTAATGCGCGTTCTGCGTGGCCGGGTTTTTCTCAATGTGCTGGAGTCACTCTATCTGACTCCGGAATGGGAGCCCGACGCGCCCGATACATTGTGCCGCGTCACGGAACGCTACAAGGTAAGCGGAGCGGCACTTGCCGCCCAGGGCTATCGGATACAGGACCCAGACGCGACCTACTGGTTTACGCGGCAGTGGAACGCCGAGTGCGAGACTTGGTTCGAGCCCGTCGAAGTTGGCTGCGTCACCGAGGCGGCAATCGATCGGGAGCGCAGCGTACGACACGGACTGGGATTCGTTCCCCTAACATGGATCAAAAACTTGCCCGGCGGTTTGGGAGCGGATGGAGCCTGCACATTCCGGGCTTCCATTGAAACCTCGGTTGAGATCGATTACCAGCTTAGCCAGGCAGGGCGAGGATTGAAATACAGCAGCGATCCCACACTGCTGATCCGCGAGCCCGCGGGGCTGGACACCACGATGGTTCGCGGCGCCGCAAATGCATTGGTTCTGAGCGAGAAAGGTGATGCCAAGCTGCTGGAGATTGGCGGCACCGCAAGCCAGGCAGTCATTGATTACGTGCGGACCTTGCGTGAGCTTGCGCTGGAGAGTGTGCACGGAAATAGGGTCGACGCGAGCCGACTGACTACGCCGGCCAGTGGGCGCGCATTGGAATTGATGAACCAGGGATTATTGTGGCTAGCCGATAATTTGCGTGTCAGCTACGGTGAACAGGGGTTGCTAGCTGTCGTGCGAATGATGTTGCGCGCCGCAGCAATCTATAAGCTGGAAGTCGATGGGCAGACATTGCCGCCGCTGCCCGAATTCGCAACGTTGAGTCTTCGCTGGCCGGCGTGGTACTCGCCAGACTCGCTCGACCGTCAGCGCGATGCCGCAACGGTGACGACCTTGGTTGGCGCCGGGCAGATGTCGCGAGAAACAGGGCTGCAAGTTCTGGCGCCAAGCTATGACATCGAGGATGTTCCCGCTGAACTGGCGCGCATCAATGCTGAAAGGACGGCATAAGCGTGGATGAACTAGTAGGTGCACCCGAGACGGAAATTACCGTGCTGCGGGCACGAGCGGAGTTGTTGGAAGCTGCGCTGCAAGAGACCCGAGAGCAAGCGGCGCGGCGGCTGATTCAGGCCGAGCTGAAAGCTGAAGCATGGAAAAACGGCATGATCGATCTGGACGGTCTCAAACTGATCGAAGCCAATGACATCGCCGTCGATGACACCGGTGAGGTGAAAGGCGCTGCCGCTTTGGTCGCCCGGCTGCGCCGGTCTAAGCCGTGGTTGTTCGGTGCCGGAAGTTCAAGCAGCCATGCCGGTGTGCCCGCGTCCGCGCCGACTCGGCA